CAGAATAAATACTTACTGATTCAGATTGTTCTAGAGGATAATTTAATGAAGCCAATAAAATATTAAAAAGAGATGCATTTATTCCTGTTGGATACAAAATCCCCGTTGGATCAGTAGCAGGATAAGTATTAACGATAGTATTCAAACTACTAAGTGTAGAAGAACCTAAATCACTAACAAACAAAGGATCATAATACAATAGGAGTCCTTTTCTAACTATTCTATTTTCATTATAAACATATGTATTTCTAGAAACTTCGATTGGATCAGGATCGGACATTAGCTTAAGCCTTTTAGTACGGTCATAACCCCTTGAGCCGGATAGATTGTATTTCCATTAGAAAAAGTTAAGGATGGCTGATGTGTGTACTTCCCGGAAAGATTGACAGTATCAGCAGGAGATAATAACACAGAAAACATTCCTGCTGCTATTACACTTCCTGTTTTTCTTAATACTGTAAAATCAGTTCCATATGCAGCAAGATACCATTTACAAGTTGCAGTACTTAAATCAATTGGCGAACCTGTTTGACTTAATACAGAGAACTTAATCGTAAATGAGGTTCCAGCAATAAAAGAAATTTCTGAAAGACTATTGAGAGTCGCGAAGCTGGTGTTCAAAGACATAATATAACCTCCTTTCAAACTAATGGAGAAATTGGAAAATTGGTTTTAGCATTTGGGCCACGAAGTTCTATAGATTTTATATCATAAATTTGAGCAGCTTCAATTTCAGAATCAAAATAACCTAAATTATATCCTTTTCTCATATAAGTAATAGAAACTCCCCATTTATTTTTAGAAGAATTCCAAGAAACTCCAACATATTTGCTAGAAGCATTCTTTCCTCTTTTTACTCCTCCTGAAGTAAGAGCCATTTTTTGTCTGGCTTTTTCAGAATTAACAATATTACGAATAATATTTTTTTCATTATTTTTTATAAAATCAATAGAAAAATTTGTTTTAGCCGATTCCCCATAAATTTCTATGGCTTTTATATCATAAGCCATAGCAGCATTTATTTCCGATTCATAACTTCCCAAATATACTTTTTTTCTATCAATTCTCATACTCGCTTCCCATGATCCCCACGATCTTAATCTTACTCCAACATATTGACTAGAAGAACTCTTTGCTGTTTTAATACCGGTTTTAGAAAAAGATACTTTTTGTTTAGTTTCTTCTGATCTTTTTATTCCTATATGACCTTCAGATATTAATTTTTTTGTTTCGTCGGTATGATGTTTTCCAAGTGCTTTTTTATTTCCCATTTGGGATTTAGACATTTTTTGTCTTGTTTCTAACGATGGTTTTCCTACACCATCTCCGCCTCTTGTTAAATTATAGCCTCCACCATCATCAATAAAAGAATTATGGTAAGCAACCCAATAAATCTCCATAAGATTTAAAATATTTGTTTCGGTTTCTAATTCTTGAATAACATAAAAATCAAAATTATTTTCACCATATTTTTTATACGAATTAGCTAAATAAGTATTATTATGCGAATCATGTTTAAAATTCCATTTATGCATATACCAGCGGCGATCAATATCAAAAGCCCACCCAATATATTTTTTATTATTTATCTTATTTTCTATGCAATATATTCCACATATTTTTCTTTTTTTCTTTTTCATTTTATTTTTCCTTTAAATTAAAGAAATATATTCCGCCTCTATAATGTCTCCAGCAAGCACATTATCTAACATTGTAAATGACTGAACATCTGAATTCTCCAAATAATTGTAAGTTAATCTTTGAACAAGACCATTTAAATATATCCTCAAAGTTCCAGAAAGAAATATTTTAGTAAGTATTATATGGCTTCCTGTTTGTCCTGTACAATCCTCAAGTGTCGTCAACGTACTTCCTGGGGCAAATCCGCTAGAACCGACGTACACACCCCCTCTAAAGTATATAGTTCCTCCACCAGCAGAAGTAATATCTCCATTAACGCCACTATTACTACCAGAAATCAATGTAGCATCCCTTAACACTACTCCATGCTGATTTACTTCAAGATTGGATATTCCCGTAGTAGTATTAGTGTTTTTTATACTTAAAGTATTATTGACATTTATTTCTCCCACCACATTTTCTGCAATAACCCCATAAGTAGTAGCACCATCAGGGGCAATTACATTTCCAACTATTGTTGGTTTAGTATTTAACCAATCATTCCAAGTTGAAGAATTAAAACTAGAATTTGAATTACCTGAAAAATTTTGTCCAAATAAATCAGTGAATATAAAACTAGAATCATCTAATCTTTTACGATTGCTTAAAACAATTGCAAATTGTTCAGGATCATCGAAACTATAATCATATTCCAAAAGAACGGCATCAATAAAATATCCCCTACCTGAATCTATAGTAACCTGACTTCCAAGTTCCAGTTGATCTATAAAAGGTTGATATTCTTTTAATGCAAGAAAATTAACAGAATCTATTATAATTTGGTATCTTGGAATTGCTGCCCTACCTAAAACTTCTATAGCCGAATTATATAATTGTTGAGATTGGGCTTGAATTTCAGCATAAGTCATAGTATCCGTAGTAATAATATTATCGTTTTTATAAACGTTTTCAAAAATAAAATTATTAAGTTCCAACACCTGAGCATTCGTAAAATTGTTTGTATTAGTAAATGCCAAATCATTATTCACAAAAGTTACTACATTTATCAAGTTTGTTATAGCCGCATTAGTAATTCCAATTTGCAAATTATAATAAGATATTTGTTGTTCGTCGGCAACTATTTGAGCATCTATCTCTGTTGTATCCAATCCCCCCGCTATTCTTACTGCCCTTACCTGTTGATCAGCCGAAAGATTAGTTTGCCATTGTACTAATGATGATTGTTGATCAAGAAGTTGAGAATTATAAGCAGCAAGATAAAATAAATAATCATCATAAATTGATATATAAGAATTTACTTTAGTTTCCCAAGCATTAATAGCATTGATTAATGATTGACTCATCCAGTCGGTTGTTTTATAATAAGTGAAATTATAAATTACATTTGTGCCTAACGGGTTTACGTCTCGAATTGTTAAATTATTCCCGCCATAGCAATAAAAAGCAGTTGATATTTCATTTGTAATTTCTTTATATTGTGTATTTTTTAACAAGTTTTCAAAAGATAAAAATATAATCGTTGGTGTTATTGCTTGAGAAGACGGAATAACGGATATTATTTTATTTGTATAATCAAATACAAACACACAATTATAAGCAACCGAAACATCGGTTGTCAAGAATTGATATATATTTGTATCAGAAACATTAAAAGTTCTATACATATTAATCAAACTACTATCAATGTTTCCTATTGTCCAATTCGGAATCAATGATATAATTGTTCCTAACAAATTTGGGCTTCCGGTTGTAATTATGGTGTCATAAAATTTAAATGTTCCTGAAAATAAATTCAACTTTTTGAAAACTAATTCGGAATCTGTGGATAAAGCAGTAACAGTTTTTATAGGAACAGAACCATCAAAATCATCTTGTACATCAGATATAATAAAATATCCTATATTTTCTACTAAGATAACTCTTTTGCCTTCAATATAATCAAATGCATCTAATGCTATATCATCAATAAACTTGGGGTAACTAAAAGAAATTTCTGATTGTGCATTCCACTTAAGTTTTATCGAAGTAGCATAACAAGCATCAAGAGAATGTATTTGTACAAGATCGGGATTGCATAATGTTACAGCCGGTTTCTCCTGTATTTCAAACAAATCAAACGAGGAATTAGCCATACTAGCCTCCCAATCTACGCGCAAACTGATATGTTAAAGTCATTTGTGATATACCACCAGTAACAGAAAGAATATTAATACCAGGAGCAAAACGTAAAAAGTGTTTATTGAAAACAGATAATCTTGGTATCAGTAAAGAAGATGTAACAATTCCTAAATCGTTATTAATAGTAATTATTTCGTTAGGAGATAATCCGCTAAATAAAAATTCTCTATTGTTGTCTGATGTATTGATAATACTTAAAGCACTTCCACTTGCACTCATTCTGAATGTCATTTCTGGATATAAATAACCAGCGTAATGACTATCGTTGTTGATAACTATTTGAGAACCAGATGGAGGGGATGTATAATTGTATATAGTTTGGCGTGGATAAGTCCAAGCAAATTGAGAATCCATCGTGCAAACACCTTGAACACCGTAAATAATATTTCCTGCACGAATTATAGTGGGTTCAGTAAAAATACAATTCATGAAGAAGGAATCCATGTCTGGTTCTATAATGGCTAATGATTGATAATTTAATCTACCAAATAACCATCTTTGTATATAACTTAAATCAACAGCACTTATTTCATCGGGAGAAAAAAAAGATATTGGAAAAGACATTTTTTGCGTATATTTTATACCATAAAAGAACGGAATCGGACGCCTCAAAACAAACTGGTCGATTATTTCAACCCCTCCACTTCCAGGATTTGTTGTTGTTCCTCCAGAATCTATACTTGCAATTTGAAGATTATAAAGTTCACTGACCTCTCCTGCATAATTAAAACTTTTCGCATAGAAACTCATATTTTTATTTCCTCCTTATTCCAAATTAGGCCAATTTGGAAAATTTATTTTTGCACATGTTCCGTATAGTTTTAAAATTTCCAAATCACAAGCGCGGGCTGCTTCAATTTCGGTATTAAACGTTCCAATATGAATTGTTTTTTTATCAAAATAAACAGCAGCCACCCATCTTTTTCCTCGTTTATGAACTCCCTTATATTTATTTTTTTGCATAGTATTTCTTTTTATTTTTTTATTTTTAACAAATTCTATTGAAAAATTTGTTATAGCTTGATCTCCTAATAATTCTATTACTTTTTTGTCATAGGCGATTGCCGCATCTTCCTCTTTGTCATAAATCCCTAAGTACATACGAATTTTATTCACCGTAATGTTAGCAATAAATTTATTTTCTTGTTTATGTACTCCAACATATTTACTAGTTATACTATCTATTTTGCTGCTAATTCCCAATCTTGACATTAAACCCATATGAGATTTAGAATTTTTTTCTTTTGTTTCTTTTGTTTGTTTTTTGCCTTTATTAGCAATTGATATTTTATTTTTAGATTCCTCGGACATTAATCTATTTTTAGCATTTTGATTACCTTTTTGAGATTCAGACATTTTTTGTTTAGTTTCGTCTGAATGTTTTCTACCAACCCAATCAGTATTTCCTTTTTTGGCTTCAGAAATTTTTCTTTTTCCTTCTTCAGACATTTTATGACCAAATCCCGCTTCTCCACCCCTACTTAAATTATATCCCTCTCCATCTGTGTGAAAAGTATTATAGTATGCAATCCAATATATTTCCATTAATTTGAGCAATTCTTTATCTAGCGGCAATTCTTGAATAATATAATATTTAAAATTTTCTTTTCCATATTTATTATAAGACCTTTGTAAATAATTATTCTCATGTTTATTTCTTCTTAATATATTTTGATGTCTATTCCATCTTTTATATATATTAAATGCCCGTCCAATATATTTTTTTTCATTTATTATATTTTCAATACAATAAATTCCACTAATTTTTTCCATTTTTTCCTCCATTCTCCAATAAAATTGAAAGAATGGGAAGTGTGGAGTCACTTATCAAATGAGTAGCTAATTCATCCTATCCCATTCTTTTAACTTATATATTAGGTTGAAAATACTTGTGCGCCTCTTGTATATCCTCTTCTTAGAAGTGCGCCATTTATTTTTCCAATAACACTATTAGTAATTCTGTCTAAATCACCGATTACATCTTTATCAACATTGCCTTGAACATTAATTAAATTATCAATATGTAAATTTACCCCTTTTCCATCCCCACTATTCATAGCATTTGCTAATTGTGGTAAGCGAACCTGCATAATTCCAAACATATCTCTTTCGTTCAATACCCGTTCGCCCATCATTAATTCAGCAAATACCGTTCCCGTAGGAGTGTCATATCCACCAGCGGGGCCAGATTCTAATCCTGTATGATGTGCCTCGGATTTTTTAGGCTTTGTATCATATTTGCTTTTACCATATAGAGCATCGGCTAAACTCTTATATTTAGCAAGTGCTTTATAAGCTTCATTCCATGCTCTTGTAATATCAGCATCGATTCCAGTTCCATATATTTTATTCCATGCAATTAATTTATTATAAAGTTCAGGTGCTTTTGCAACCATCATCTTTATAGCATCTTGAGCAACTAAACCAGATTTGCTAAGATAATCATTGATGACTTCAATTTGTTTGTCAATTAGTTCATTCTGTTTATCAATGAGATCAATTTGTCCTTGAAGATTTTCTTTT